TGAATTGATCAATTTGATTAGTAAGAGATTTGATATTTGTTTTTAACTCTAAAACTTCCATTTCTTGTTTACGAACTTCAGAGATAACTTCCATTATCTCGTTTAATCTTTCATTGGTAGAATTGTATTCTTCAGAAAGTTTGACGAGACCTGTTTCAATATCAGTAAGTTTCGTTTTATTTTCATCAATACATTTATGTTTAAACCTCTCTTCGATATCTTGGCCACAGGTCGGACAGCTGTCGTGATTGCTGAAGAACTCAATGTTCTCATTGAGAATCTTAACCTTCGCATTGATTTGGTGCCGTAGTTGCGATAGTTTATTGATCTTCTTGGATATATTTGATTCATCGGTTATGTTTTCTTTTAAAGATTCTATCTTTACAAATAGCTTATTAAGTTTGGTTTGATAATCTTTTATTTGATTCTCAGTCTTTGTAACCAAAGATTTCTTTTCTTCAATTACTTTTTCATTATTATTTTGTAATTCTTTCATATGTTGTTGAGTCATTTCTATTTTAGACTCTAACAGTTTTTTACTATTTACACAATCTTCTATGTTAGAATTATTAATTAATATTTTATCTTTTAACAGACTATTCATAACAGTAAAGATATTAAGTTCTAATAGATCCTCAATAATCTCTCTGCGTTGAGAAGCAGATAGCTGCATAAAAGGTTGAAATGTGGCTGAACCAAGAACAACTACTTGATTAAAAGATTTATGATTGACTTTAAGAATTTGTTTTTCTAAAAGTTCCTGATAATCTTTTGTTTCAGCTGATTGATTTAAAAGATTTTCGTTTTGATAAACTTCAAAAATAGATGGTTTGATACCACGAACGATTTTATAATTAACAGAACCAATAGAAAACTCTACTTCAACTACACAATTTTTGTTTGATATAGTGTTTACTAGCTGCGGTTTATTGATCTTTCGAAAAGGTTTACCAAAAAGACCAAAGGTCAACGCATCTAGAATAGTAGATTTTCCAGCGCCGTTTGTTCCGATAATTAAGGTTGTATCTTTTCCACACAGATCGATCTCTGTGAATACATTTCCTGTAGAAAGAAAGTTTTTCCATCTTAACTTCTTAAAATAAAGCATTAATCCATCTCAACGACTGCCGATGGATTTACGCAAACGTTGAACGCATACACACCACCTGCATCTTTACATTTATCAGTTTGTGCATAATAATACACAATAGAACCAATAATAATTAAAGTATATACAATACAACGAAATGGCATAATTTACTCCAATGTTAATGCTTCATGATATAGGTCAACAATCTTTTGTTCTAGTTTTTCTTTATTAAGACCTTTAGACTCTGTGTTGCGAATATACTTTTTAAAGATATCGATAGTGCTCTCAGCTTCATCTACAATATCTTGATCCTCTTCAAGATTAAGATTTAGATGATCTTCTACTATTTGGATATCGATAGGATTGTTCTTTTCTATATTCTCAATAAACCTATCAAACCAATAAGGATTATTCTTTTCCGTAATAATAATCTTTATTATTTTACCTGAAAATTGAGAATAGTCAATCTTTGAATCTACAAAATTTGTATCGCCATCATTATACCAAAATTTATGAAACATTTTATATGGGTTTTCAATAAATCTTATTTCTCTCGTTTCTGTGTCAAAGATATGAAACCCTCGTGGGTCATTATAATCAGACCAAGTATACTCTGCAGGAGAACCGAGATAATGAATATTACCACGGTTTGAGCGATGATGAAAATGCCCAGAACAAACAATATCAAAACGTCCAAACAAACTTGGATCGTCGCCATGAGAGATGATTGATCCCTTAAACATTTCAAACCCTTGTAATTCCAGATGGCCGAAAACAATCTGTGCATCTGTTTCCTTTATTAATTTGAAGGAATGCTCTCTATTATCATCACAGATCCAAGGGACCAAAAGAATTTTCAAATCACCGAACATTACTTCGGTTGTTTCGTAATATATATTTATTGGATATCTATTAAAAAGTTCTATAAAAGAACTAACTTTATTAGTATTCTTATGGTAAGTGTCATGATTACCAATAATCTGATGCCATGTTATACCACGTTCTATTGCTGGCTCTATCAAGTCTTTCCGTAAACGATAAGCAGTATTAATGTTAATATACTTACGACGGTCAACGATATCCCCACAATGAACGACAGTGGTAACATTATGTTCATCGAGATATCTGAAAAAAATGTCATCATAAAACCTTTTCATGTAATCGTGAAATGCAGGAGAATCATTTCTGACGCCAGCATGACTATCAGTTATAAGAGCGATTTTCATTCTTTTGATTTGCCTTCACTACAGCAGCTGTTACATAATCACGAATAGCGTCAAGTCTAAGCAAAAGATTCGCTCTCTCGTTTTCTCGAACGTTCTTGTCGTTTAATTTATTTACAATATCCTGCACTATAACAGGAACTAGATGTTCATTCTTCATTTTCTTCTACCTCTGAAAATTTTTCTACTCCAACTAGTTTACTCTGTTTTTTCGTTTTAGTCAACTTATCTTCAAACGATCTCACGATATCAGAAGAATAATCGTTTGATTTCAAATGCATAGCATGATTAGCGTCTTCAAAAATCTCAGAGAATAAATGGGAGTTCTCGAAATTCTTATGTTTAATATAAGTCTGTTTCTTTTCTTTTTGTATTCGGCGGAGAAAAGCGTTCCAAGCAATCTGTGTAAAATAGGCAAAAGGATTATTCGTTTTATCTGGATCGAAATTGTCAACTGCCGATATACAATCCATAATTCCATCGGAAATCATATCTTGTTTATATGTATATCCAGAGAAGTTCGGTTTCTTCGCTAGATTGTTACATATTAAAAGAATAGATTCGCCAATGTAGTTTGGTACTTGAGGTTTGTCTGCATCATGTTCAAGAGCGTGTTGTAAATCGTTTTTATAATGTATCATCGCTCCGTAAAGAGTTTTGTTATTGATGTAATTGGTTTTTCTTTTTTTAACAACTTTTCCTTCGATCATAATTTAATCCTTGCCTATTTCAATTATTGTGGGTATAATCATTGTTGTCACGATGATATATTCAATGTTACCTTATAGATTTTATACTTAAACTTCTCTTCGTTATATACTTTAACTCTTTCCATAAAGTGTAGTAACGTAAAGTTCTTCTTACTTTTCCAAGACATATCATCCGCTATATCATATAAGGTAGCAGAACTTTTCGTATCAGACTTACGTAATCCACGACCAATTGATTGGAGATTCCGTATACGAGACTTGCTTGGGCTAGTAAAAATAATGTTATGGAGATTCTTAATATTGACTCCGGTAGAAAAAGTACCAAAGCTAGCGACAATAATAGCATTAGATTCATTTTCAACAACCTTTCTAATATTTTCTCTTTCTTCTCCATCAACAGAACCGGAAACGAAATATACAGAACGATTATTATCCTTTAACATTTTTTCTAAAACAACTCCATGTTTTTCAACATATTGATAAAGAATAAGAGTATTTCCTTCTAGCGATAATGCTAAGTTTTTAATAAATTTATTTCTTGCTTCACAAGCAACAAGATAATCTAATTCAGACTGATAATTAGCAGAACGAATAACCATCTTTCTTATATCGTCAGGATAAGAAAGAACTATAGCTTTGATATTAAATTCTGCTAGATGTTTTTTATCTATTAATTCTTTTGTAGATATTACTTTTCTGACTGGTCCGAAGAGCCCTTCAAGAACGAGCTTGTGGGTTTGAGTACCATCCAATGTTCCGGTAAATCCAAAACGGTAGCGGCATCCGGATAGTTTAGTAAGTACAGAAGTAAGAGATTTTGCTTTGAAGAGATGAGCTTCGTCTCCGATGACAACATCAAACGAATCAAAGAATTCTTTAGGTAACTTGTATATGCTTTGCCAAGTGGTAATGGTGATTGGTTTGTCTGTTCCCTTATCCTGTCCAGCGAACACACGATGAACAAAACGATCGGATTCAAAACCATAATCAGTAAAATCGCTAGCAAGCTGACTAACCAAAGAAGTAGTTGGTACAATAATAAGAGTGCGTTTCGCATAATACCTCACAAGCAAATAAATGATAAAGGATTTACCAGAGGCTGTGGGAGAAAGGAGCAATGCACGTCTTTCCCTCACAGCATGAGCGAATGCATCCAACTGATAATCTCTTGGTTGCATCGTAGGTTTTATATTTAGAATAAAATCTTTTGCTTCTTTAAGAGAAAATTCTTTAGTAGAAAAATCCGAAAGATATTCTATTTCGTATTCTCTTTTTTGACAGAAATCTTCAACGTATGAAAGCAATCCAGAATATAATAAACCGTTCATAACATTAAGAAGTCTAACCTTACCATCCCAAAACTTTGAACGATATGCAGGCATAAACTTTGCGCCAGGAACAGAGAATGTGAAGAACTCACTCATCTCCATCATGATTCCTGGTTCAGCTTTAATTTTTACATAAACTTCGTCATGCTTTTCTACTTGAACTATTTCTTTCATTACGCTCCCATAGTGAATTTCTGCCAATCAATAGCGTTACGAATGACGAAATTTCTGTTTATGATTGTTTTAACAATAGAATCTAATAGTTCTACTTTTTCTTGTTGAAGACCAATCTTTAACGATATATTAATTATATCTTCATCAGCTTCCATATACATTGGTATATCTCCTTTGAGGATCATACCTTTTGGTGGAAGTTTCCAACCTTTGTCTTTCGTGTCTTCGTTTGGACCTTGAGTGAAAAACTCATACTTATCCAACTTTAATCTTTTAAACTCAGCCTCTAATTTTCTGAGTTGCATTTTTTCATTGACTAATATCTGAAAGTATTTATGATGGAGTTTAGGGATGTCTAATGCTGCATCCCCGAGCTCTGTTTTATCTATTTTAGAATCTTGTTCCCACTGTTCGAATATCTCTTCTATCTTCATATTCTTCCTTTCAAATTAAACTATCATATTATATTTTAAGGAAAAAGTAAAGTATTATATATTGACTATATCATAATAAGTGTATTTAAATGTTGCTTCCGCAGATAGGTAGTTAACATCAGTATCAACAGTATTAAACTGAAAACCAGAAAGGACGATAGGATGACAATCCGCAAAATTAACTTCATAATTTGCCATCTTAGTGCTTGACAAAATAGATAAAGTTATGTCAGAATATATGCCGTCCCCAGTTACTTGAGGTTGTTCTTGAAGATTTTTATATCCTTCAAAATCTTCCGGCTTACCCAACGCTTTAATCCAGTTATGTATTTCTAGATAATTTTGTAAGTCTTCGTCAACTTTAAAAGATATCTCTAATGTGCCATATTTTAAGTGTTCGCCTGGTAAAGGAATATTTACCATGGGATTTGGAAAATTAGGAGGAGGTAATTCTATAGAAGGAATATTAACTTTTTGAATAAAGAAATTAACATGAGGAGCTCTCTTCAACAAGAACTTAAAATTAAGAGGAGAAAGAAAGTTTTTGTTTACTGGTGTGTTAGATATTGCTGTCATATTAACTCCTTTCAACTATTTATATGAAAAAAGGGGAGCCGAAGCTCCCCAAGTTTCTCGTCCCCTTGTTTATGGGATTCTTTCAATCGTATTTAGGTTTTCTTTATTTTTTCGATATTTAGCCCATCTTTTCTTAGATGCAGCAGAAACTGATGCTCTCCATTCTTCTGTTTTTCCCAAAGTTTGTATTACTTTTTCTCTGTGTTCAGGCGAAAGTTTTTTGCCTAATTTTGCTTGTCGGAGTTTTTCTTTATGCTCTTCTGACATACCACCACGTTCAGCAAATGCTTTCTTTTTTGCTTCAGAAATAGCTTTAGCTTTTTCCGGACTACATGGACCAGTTTTTTTGCCTTTTTTAGCGGCCGATATTTTAGCGCCTATAGAACTATTTTTTAAAGGATGTTTATGCCATGGGTCTTTTGAAGATAAAGAAAGATTATAATATTTTATTTTTATTTCTTCTTCTTTTATCATAACAAAATAACGTTGTTCTTCAACATACATCTGTTCTCTTGTAAGGTTCGTTTTCAATATACGTCTTTTGAAATCTTGAGGTCTTATTTTATAAGCCTTTTTCATCCAAGAAGACGAACAGATATATCCGTCATCCACAGAACCCCAATGACAACCAATATAATACCTTTTGTGTTTCTTATCAAACCAGATATATACAAAACCATATTTGTCCATTTTGACCTCTTAAATAGAAATAACCAGGAGCCGAAACCCCTGGTTATATTTAGTCAAAACTTTAGAAAAAAGTTTGTCCTACATCAAATTATTAACAATAACTCTACGATAATACTTGTTAGTTGATACAACACCAACACGACCAAGACCCTTAGTAAGACCTTCAGCGAATGGATTTGCAACCATGCCGTAACGAGTCTTAAAGCCGATCTTTGGCTGGAAAGTTGACTGATCAACTGCACGAACCATCTGTAGTGGAACGTATGGGCAATAGAATAGACCAGCGTCGAAAGCTGATGAACCCTTATAGCCAACAGTTAGGTAGTTACCACCTAGTGCGTATGGATCGATATAAACCTTT